CGGTGCAGCGCCTGGCCTTCACCGAGGACAAGCGCAGCGGCGGCTATCTGTTCTGGCAGGACACCGCCTCCAGTCTGGGCCGCCTGGGCATGGGCATCGGTATCGCGGCACTGGCCGGCCTGTGCCTGGGCATCGCCGCCGGCACCCTGCCGCTGCTGCGCGCACCGCTTTCGCCGCTGCTGACCGTGCTGTCGATGATCCCGCCGCTGGCGATCCTGCCGATCCTGTTTATCGTCTTCGGCCTGGGTGAACTGTCCAAGGTGATGCTGATCGTGATCGGCATCACCCCGATCCTGGCCCGCGACATGGAGCAGCGCGCCCGCGAGATCCCGGCCGAGCTGCTGATCAAGGCGCAGACCCTCGGCGCCAACACCTGGACCCTGATCCTGCGCGTGGTGCTGCCGCAGCTGCTGCCGCGCCTGCTGATCGCCTTGCGCCTGGTACTGGGTTCGGCCTGGCTGTTCCTGATTGCCGCCGAAGCCATCGCCTCCACTGACGGCCTGGGCTACCGCATCTTCCTGGTGCGCCGCTACCTGGCCATGGACGTGATCCTGCCCTACGTGGTGTGGATCACCCTGCTGGCCTGGCTGATGGACCTGGGCCTGCGCCAGCTCGCCCGCCTGTGCTTCCCCTGGTACGAAGGAGCCAAGGTGAACCAGACCGAGATAAATACTAAGGGAATGGTGAGAAAAGTCCGGGAAGAGCCGGGAAGGATCGAAACGGGACGGGATGAAGTTTGAAAAAGAGTTGCAGATAGTGCAATAGGAAAAAGGCCCGGTCAGGCGTCGCTGGCCGGGCTGAACATATCCACCTGACGACGCGCGATCTCCTCCTTCCGCACCGCCTTGATGATCTTGTAGACCCACTGCAGCGAGACCCCGAACTCGCGGGCCAGGTCGCTCTGGTTGTGGCCGTTGAATTTGTCGTAGATCTGCCGGTCGCGCCGGCTCAGCTTGATCGACAGCCCCATCGGGAAATAGATGTTCTGGCCGCCCCAGTGGGCAGCCATCCGATCCGCGACCTCCTTCGCCACGTGCTCGGCCTGCTCGCTGTCCAGGGCAATCAGCTCACCCAGGGCGTGGGCGATGTGCTGGGTCAGGTCGATCAGCAGCTCGGGGCCCTTGCTACGGAAGTCGCTCATACATTCCCCTCCTTATTAGTGGCGCGAGCCACGCGCCGCTGCCACTTCTTCAAGTTCTCGATCACCTGGCTGGCCTGCTCACCGCTGAGCCACTGCAGGGCCTGCACGCCAGTCATCTTCATGACGAACTTGCCCAGCGCCTCCTCGGACGGGTCGCGTACCTCGCCCGCACCGTGCAGTGCCAGCCACAGCGCGCGAATCTTCTTCGACTGGTCATCGGCCGCCAGCGGGCGCTGCTTCTTGTTTGAGCGCACCTTGAAGCCACGCTGTTTTAGCTGTTCCAAAACCCGGTAGAGATTTGGAACGCTGAGGTCAGCCGTGGAGGTTGCACCGCCCAAACCCTTCATACCGCTGAGCAGCAGGCGGTAGGTGTCGTCATCCATGCCCAGCTCGCGACGGGCGACGTGGATCAGCTTGATCAGGCGCAGGCGGTTGTCCGTGCTCATTGGGTCTCTCCCAGCAACTCGGCGATGCGCCGGTCGCCTTCTTCTTTGGTGAGCAGGCCCAGCATCATGTCGCCCTTGATCCGGCCGAGCTTCTCCTGGCGCTCGATGCGGATATGCGAGCTGGCCGGAGCCTTGGTGGTGGCGACGATCTGTTGAGCCTGCTGTGGGTCATTCGCGATGCCGAACACCACCGCGCGCAGGTAGTGGTGGTTATCGAGTGGCAAGGAGAGCCGCTCGCGCTGAGCAAGCATCTGCTCGATGCCAGCGGCCCACAGCGCCGGGCTGGCCGGCTTGGATTCGTTGGTGCGGGCGTCGCGGGTGACGCTGCCGGCATTGACCAGCAGCATCAGCTCCTCGACCAGCTTGATAGCCTTGGTGGTGCGCAGGCTGCGCTTGGCTGGGCTGAACAGCCGCAGGTAGGCCAGCACCGCACGGCCGAGCCGAGGCTCCAGGTCGGCGAACAGAGCCGCCAACTGCTTGCCTTCGGCGTCGGCGAAGCCGGCCTCGAACGGGAACTGCTCGCCGCAGCATGGGCACTGGATGCGCATCAGGTCAGGCCCCCGCTGTCAGCAGCGCACGTGGCTGATGGTTTACAGCCTGATGCAGCTGGGCCGACTTGCCAGCTCGATAGCCGGCCTCGGTGGCCACCTCGTCGCGCGCCTTCAGCTTGCGTCGCTTCATCTTGGCCTGGCCGAGGTTCGGGTATTTCTTGGCCATATACGCCTGGATCGCCTCGGCGATGTTGTCCTCCACCCCCGCAAAGGCTTCGATCTTGGAGTACACCGCGTCGATCCAGGCATGTGCGAAGGCGTCACCACGGGCGACCTTGGTCGAGCGCTTGCAACGTTTCTGCGTTGCAAGGTATTCGCGGCGGGCCTTCTGCAGCTGGCGCTCCAGCACCTGGTAGGCGTAGCCGGCCAGTTCCGGGGCCGCAGCGCAGCCGACGAAGATGAAGGACGCGGCCTCAATCCAGCCACTGCGGATGATCAGGTGTGTGCCGAAAGCATGGCCGCAAACCTGGGCCAGGCGAACGCGCCAGGCAGGAGGCTCGCCCTCGGAGCCTGCGGGCACCTTAACTTCGCCCGCCATGCTGGCCAGTACATCACCTAGCTTCAGGTTGTAAGCCTCCATCAGCTTGTGTGCCTGGCGCAGGGCTGTCTCGGCTTCGTTGGGGTTGGCGGTCTTCGACTTCGCCATCTCCATGCACTTCTTGATCCTTTCGAGTATGCGTTCCTGATCCATCTCACACCCCCGCGATGTCGAGGCTGATCGGGCGGTACTGGTCGGTATCGCCGATCCGCTCGTAGACGCGGATGTAGCTCTTGCTGCCGACCACCTGGCAGGCCTCGCCGATGGCTTGCATCGCGCGCTGCCAGCGCTCGTCGGTGATCTCCAGGCGACGCAGGGCCAGCACGCGAGCGGTGCGGATCTCGCCCTTGGTATCGGTGCGGAAGGCGTCATTGACCAAGGTCACCACCTCGGGGCGAGCGCCTGCCGTCCAATCGCGCAGGCATTCGTCGATCAGGGCGCGTGCGGCCTGCAGGCGCTCGTCGAACGCAATGCCTTCCTGGATGGCGCGGATGATCTTGTAGCGCCCGTCGAAGCTGAGCAGGGTCACATTGCCCTTCTTGCCGCCGAGTTTGGCGCCGTACTGCTCGGCGCTGAGTTCGATGAAGGCTTCGATATCGCCAAAGGCCACCGTCTTGAAGTCGGCAAGTTCACCGCTCAGCTCGCTGGCACGGTCGACCAGGTGGCGCACCAGGCGGTCGCGTTCCAGGTCGATGGGCTTGATCATGCTCTCGGGGATGAAGTGGCCCTGAGCGTTCTGCCGGCAGCCGGCGGGAATTTGAGTAGTCATCAGTGTTTCACTCCTGGTCGGCAGTGCTGCCGGTAGTGGTTGGCGAACTCGGAGACCTTCTGAGCGACAAGTCCGGCATCACCTGCCAGATGTGCCTCGCACATCACCGCCAGCTCGGTGGTCAGTCCGTGGGTTCCGCGAGTGAGGCAGTCCAGCTGGTTACCCAGCTGGATGATTTGCTGATTGGCACGCTCCAGGGCTTCGCGCAGCTCCTGTGGGTCGGTAATCAGCTCGGGGTTGCAGAGGCTGATGCAGAGCACGTTCATGCGTCCTGCTCCTTCACCGGGCTGAACCACACCACGCTGACGCGGCCGATCTCGGCGCGATGGCGAGTCAGGTGGCCCTCGGTGCGAGACAGCAGGCCGCGCAGGCGCTTGGAGAAGTGGTTGACCAGCTGGGGCACGCTGGCGCGGTCGATGGTCAGCGTCGTGGACTCCACATCCTGGGCCACGACCTGCACGCCAGCGGCGCGCAGATCACGGTTCAGGGAGTTGAGTGCGCTCAGCCGGTTGGCGAAATCCTCGGTCAGTACCGTGCAGGCCGGTGCCTGCTTGGGTGCTACCGGGAACATGGCGAGCACGGCGCCCATCTCACACATCCTCATCGCGCAGGGAAGCCACCACCAGCTCGCCGGTGACCTTGGTCTCGTGCAGCTTGACCGCCAGGTTCATCGCACCGGAGACCAGGTTGTTCACCGCCAGCGGGTAGCACAGGGAGATCGTCTTCACCTCGCGCGCCGCGCCGCGACCGCCAGTCAGGGACATGCGCAGACGGTTGCGGATTTCCTCGAAGGCGCTGGGCTCGAAGATCTCCTGGTAGTCCACCTCGATCCGCGCGAACTTGTGCTTGAGGTACGCCTCGACGTGGTTGTCCAGGGGCTTCAGGCGGATCAGCTCGCAGCGCTGTACCACCTCGCGCACCGCCGGGTTGTACTCGCTGAGCTTGTCGCCCAGCTCGGTCTGGCCAATCAGGATGAAGGCCAGCAGCTTCTTGAAGCCGGCCTGCAGCTCGTAGAAGCGCTTGAGGTGCTTCAGGGTGGTGATGGGTAGGCTGTGCGCCTCCTCGATGATCACCACGTGGCGGCGACCGGCCTGGGCGCTGGCCAGCAGCAGCTCGTGCATTTGTCGCGAGCGATCTTCCTGGCTGCGGCGCGGTTTCACGCTCGGGTCGATGCAACGAATGATCGCGCCGGTAATGTCCAGGGCCTTGAGCGTCTTGCCCTTGACGTTGTCGTCTTCCACGCCGAGCACGTAGGGCTCGATCACGGTGATCGGCTCGCGGGTGTCGAGGATCCACTCCACCAGATCCTGGCGCAGGGTCGATTTGCCCGCGCCGGATTCACCCACCACCGCCAACATGCCGCCATGCTTGGCCGTCTGGCGGATGGCCTGGCGCACGTAGCGGATGTCATCGGACAGGAACACGTCCTGCTCGCTCTGCATCTCGTCGGTGAACGGGTCGCAGGGCAGGCGGAAGTGATCCTTGGCCTGGCGGTTCAGCGTGTTTTTTCGTAGTAGCATGTAGTCGCTCTCTTTGCTGTTGGCATTGCGGGGCACCGATGCAGCGCGGCCGACCAAGACTGGCGCTGCATCGGCTTCTTCCATCACGAACAGGTCGCGAATGTGGTCATCGTTCGCCCCTCGGGCGAACAGAAGCGTGGTGATCTGACGTTCAAGAGGCTGGCGCTCCAGGCTCTTGGGCCACAGGCCGTGGTTGACCAGCTGGGCCATGGTGGACTGGCTGATGGGGTCGCCGTTCGGCTTGATGACGGCTTCGGCCATCTCCCGCTGAGAGATGTCGAGCTGCCACATCACACGCTTCAACTTCATCATCTGCTGCTGCATGACGTGCTCCTTAAACGGC